AGAACGGGCGCGAATCACAGCGCCTGTCTCGTTGTTCAGCACATCGTCAATATTGACCTGCCCCTCAACAATGACAGTACGGGGGTGAATCGACTGAGCCAAAGAGTCCAAGGTATTACGAAGCACCTCTGACTTGATCTCTTGCAAGTCGCGTGTGATGTCAAAGATCGAATTCGCCTCAAGTGGCGATGTGTGAGGTTCGGGGTCGCATGGAAACTCAATAAACGGGATGTAAGAGGCTGGCAGGTTGCGAACCATTTTGTAGCCAGAACCCATGAAGCACATCTTGCGAAGCTCTGCAATACCGTCACCGTCATAGTCAACTTTGGCGTAGCCCTCAATGTACAGCACGCGCTGCATCATTGGGTTGGCGCTTTCTGTGGGGAATTGCTGGTTGTTCAAAGGCTGACGCGCCAAAGCCTCTTCGCTGTCGTTGAGGTCGGACGAGCCAACATAATCCATCACCTCGTCTTGGTCGTAACCCATCTCGACCAGCTCCCACACATAAGCCATCTTGCGATGACCAATGAACGGGGAGTCTTGGAAAGACATCGCCTGACGAGACAGCAACAGCTCTTCAGGTGGCAAGCAAGCCACATGAATACGCTTGTCAGTAATCACTCGCTTTATCTGCACATCGTGCAGCATAGGTTGCGGCATCTGCACCATCTGACCCGTCACAGGGTCAATCATTGGCTGCATCTGCATTGCGTCTTCGTCAGGGTAGGACACGACAATCTGAGTCTCTGCCTCTGGCTCTTGCATCAGAATCTGCAATGTCTGGTCATCCAAACCTGAATATTCCTCAATGCGTACAGACTCGGTTTCCTCAACCCACGCCTTCATAATCCCGCACTTACGCACCAGAGCGTCCTTGAAGGTCGCGTAAGCAATCATGAAACCGTTGTTGTCGTTCTGGAACACATAGTTACAGTAGTCGGTAGCTTGCTGCGCTCCCTTGACATCTTCAGGACCACGGGGCATGAACTCGACAACATTCTCTGAACTGAAGAACATACGCATCAGAGAAGGCAGCATTGCCGACACCGTGTCGCGCACTTCCATCGCCACGACCTGCGAACGACCTTCTTCCTCATTGCCGAACGGGTCGCCACGGTAGTACTCAGTACCACGAGCGCGGATAGGTGACAAGTCTGAGTCAATGTAGGACACAGCGTCTGTGATCTCTTGACCCATCATCGCCTCAAGCTCGGTGTCATCCATCTTGTTAGGCGCGTTCTCTTCGCTCTCAGGGTCAGCCGCCTCAAGTTGATCTTCAAGCGCGTCTTCAATCTTCTCTAATAAAGGATTCATTTTTTGCCCTTTTGCAGAATCACAAACATCGAGTCCACCGCCCTCGGCGTCCTCAAAACCTCATCTTGTGGCAATTTTAGGCTTTCCCCGAACTTTGAGAGACGAAATTCCAAGTGCTGCAAGAAAAACCGATCTTCCCAACCCAAATAAGAATGCCAACTTGTGTAATAAGCCCAAGACATCTCGTTAAACGCACGCACATGGGTCGGGTCTTGCCACGCCCCACGGCTCAAGTCATAAGGCACATGAATGTGCATCTCACCACCGTCAGCCAGCAAGTCCTTGCAATTGGTCATCGCCTTGACCAAATCGGGAATATGCTCAAGCACATCATTCGCCAGAATCTTGCTGAACATCCCGCGCTTGACAGGGAACTCGCCCAAACGGGTGACCAAAACCCCGTCCCAATACACATTTTGGATGTCAAGACACCAATCAGACTTGACCCTGCGCTCGATGTCTGCGTTTATGCAGTCCTCGCGCCAATCACGACCACAACCCAAATTAAGACAAAGCGCGGATGAGTTCATCAATGTTTCTGCTGCAAAGTAATGGAATAAGCGCCTGAATCTCTTGGTCGGACTTCTCCCACCAAGGATTTGCCAGCAACGCCGAAATCTGCTCTGGCGTGAATCTGTACTTGATAACTTCGGCAGGATTGCCGCCAACAATGGCATAAGGTGGCACATCGCGCACAACAGTCGCGTTCGCAGCCACCACAGCCCCGTCACCAATAGTCACGCCTGACATGATCGTGCAGCCAGAGCAAAGCCACACATCATTTCCAATGTTTATGTCACCCCTAGAGACGGGATGACCCTCGCCATGCCAATCGAACACATCCCGATGAATATGTCCAAACGGGTAGGTCGTGACCCAATCAACCCTGTGATTGCCGCCAGTAAACAACTGAACCCTGTCAGCAATGCTGCAAAAAGAGCCAATATGCACCTGAGAGTCTTCACCCCAATTGCGTATCGTCAAATTCTCAAGCCCGTATGTGTGACGCATATTTACCCACCAAAGAAGTCTGCGACATATTCAGGACGATTAGCCTCTATCCAAGGTCTAGCTTGTGCGTTCAAAGCCTCAACATCAGACCCAACTGTCTGCGACCCGACATGATGCACATAGCTAGAAGAAACAAAATGACAGTACCCAAGACGGTTCAAGTCAAAGCAGGACACATCGTCAGAGTACCAGTTCAGCGGTCCAAACCGACCATGCGCCCAAGCATCACGCGAGATGTAAGCAAAGATCGGTGCAATCACGCCAGCTTCACGAATGAACGACTCGGACTTAAACCGATTCATATAAAGTGGGTCGCCACTAGGGTTAAACCTAATATTCTGGCAAGCACGCACAGAATCGCTACGCGCTGCAACCCAACCGACTTGCGGCACAAGCTCTTTGATGATCTCGACATCCTCAAGCAAACGCTGGTAGCTGGTCGGCGTTAAGACCACATCGTCATTGCAGACGATGCAGCCTTGCGCGTACTTCAAAGCGTCATCAATGACTTCGTTGTAATCATCGCCAAAGTTACGCGCCTCGCCAAAGATCAGTCGGCAGTTCTCATACCCACCGATCACATTCTCAGGACCGCGAAGATAAATAAACGCCTCTGGCGCGTATTGCTTGATTGACTCCAGCAGTACAGGCAATCCCTTGCCGTGTACTGTGGATATGCAGATAGGTATCACTTTTTCTTTGGCTTCTTGGCTGTCTTTGCAGCAGCCTTAAAGTCAGCAGCACTAGGCGCTGCCTTGCTGCCGACCTTGTTCATCTTCTCGCCTGAACCTGCTTTGATGCGTTCACGCTTGGCGTGAATGTTGGCGTATAGACCTTGTTTCATTCTTCCATCTCCTCATATTCGCCACCAGACTCACCGCGGTCAGGTCCACCCACGACCCAAGCATCGCAGGTGCGATTAGCCGCGCACTTGAAGTCAAAAATCTCGCAATATCCAAGGTCAGCCAGCTTGATCGCGCCCCAAGGGTCAGCCTCGTTTCCAATGCCTTCTGCAATGCAATTACGCATCTCATCGGACACGACAAACACAGCGCAGTTGCCGCAACGAGACTTCTTGGCATCCTCAATAGACACATCCCAAGTGTCAGCCTTCTTTTGCCAAAAAGCCGTGTTAGGCAGGTTGGGGTTCTCAGGACCATAAGCCGCAGCCGTGATCGCTTTGGCTCGGTTCTTCAGATTGACCGTGATGTCTTGCGTAGCAATCGGGCAGCTTGATGAGTCCTCTTCGGACATCATCTGACGCATCGCGCCTTCGTATTGGTTAGAGGTAGCCATTACTTCATCTTCTTTTTAGGTTTGACACCAGCCGAAGACAAGGCAATCGCCAAGCCTTGTGCCTTGCTCTTGACAACTGGACCGCCCTTGCCTGAATGCAAAGTGCCAGCCTTGAACTCGTTATAGACCTTCGAGATTTTCTTCTCGGTCTTGGACTTCTTCATCATGACTTACCCCTTCAAAGTAAATTGACAGAACAGATTATGCAACCCGCGACAGGTTTCTACGCAATGGCTGAGACCACTTAGATGACACAGCCGAGCCGAACATCCCAATCGTGGCATCACTCGCAAAGGTCAAGACAAACGAATCTGCCTTGTCAGGCGACTTCAAGCCGCGCTTGCGAATATCGTCCTTCGACTCAATCTGAATCTTGCCGTTGCTCGTGAAGAAGTAACGCACAGTCGCAAGCTCTGCCACCAGCTCCTCATCATTAGGAATGATGCAGTCACGCGCCTCAAACCACGCCTTGCACTTGTACCAAAGCTCGGCACGCAGGTTCTTATAAGTCGTTCCCATTGCAGGACTCTCGGACACATTGATGCCGCGAACAGGTAAACCCAACTCACGCAGACGATCAACCACGCCAGCACCCAAGCCAATCGAGTCCACCAAAATCTCATGCGGTCTTTGACTTGGCGCTAAAGCCTCCCACTCAGCCACCACAGCGCCAGTCAACTGCATCAAGTCCAAGTTCTTCCACACCTTGATCGGCTCAACCAAGCCGTTTCCTTGACGCTTAGCCAATGTAGACCTGTCGCCGCCAAAGCGCGCCACATCAACGCCCCATATCAACTTAGCCGACTTGCTGACCTCTACATCACGGTGTTTTGCCAACTCCAGCAGCTCCATCGGGATGATCGTGTCATCGTCCGACCTCGGAAACTCTCCAAGGACGCGAATGCGATAGGCGTTCGACTCCTCGCCATAACGCGCCTTCATCTCATCGACATACGCCTCGCTGACCCGTGGGGAGTCAACGCAGCTAACCTTCATCGTCACCCAATCATTCGCGAGACGGTTCTGCGTGTCGTAGAAGAAACCGCTGCTTCGCACAGGGTTGCCGAGCAACAAAGTCACGGCAGAGTGACCAGACATCGAGCCAGCCGCTGCCTCGAAGACCTGTTCAGGGATACCCGATGCCTCATCAGCCACAAGCATCACATTGTCGGAGTGAACACCCTGCAAGGCTTCAGGCTGCTCGGCGCGAGATGTTCGCGCTGACACAAACGCCTCAGTCGCAGCTTCCTTGACCTCAATGCGGTCTTGCTTGACTTCCAGCATATCCCTCAAGGTAGGTGGCAGCTCCTTTAACCAACGCTTCAACTCAGCAAACAAAGCGTCATACAACTGGCTTGAGGTGGGCGCTGTTACCACGACCTTGACGGGGTAGCGCAGTAACAGATACCAAATGATCGCCCATGACGCTGCGGTGGACTTGCCGACACCGTGACCAGATCGGACGCTGATACGCCTGTTTCCTGCCGCGATGTGATTCAGGAAGGTGCATTGCCACTCATCAGGGCTGGTGTTCAAGACTTCCTTCACGAACAGCACAGGATGATTCTTGTAGCGCGTGACGAACTGCACGAACGGGTTAGCCGCTAACTCATTCAGCTTCTTCTGGTGCGCGTTGTCTAGCCTCTCCTGAACTTCAGGATGCAGCTTGATCTTCTTGTCAGTTGATTCTGTTGTCATGCATGTATTGTTTCAGATTTTTCTTCAAAATTTTTTCTTGGGGCTGTGGGATGTGTGGTGGGGGTAGGT